AGCGTGATGATGTTCAACGGCGTGGTAGTAGGCGATTGGGGCCCAGCGACATTGTTGGGCATAGTCGTGATTGCTGGTGGCCTACTACCACGTTGGAAAGTGGGCAAGAATGGTTGAGTACAACTATATGTTCGGGTCTCTTGGTACCGAACAGATCATTGCTGAAATTCCCTTGTTCGGAACCTATATGGATCTCGAAGTAAACGTTGGGGGACGTTTCGACGGTTCCTTCTCCCTGGACCAGACAGGTAAAGACAACGACACTCTCATGTCGGCGACTATTCCAGGGCGCTCATTCGTTGCGTGCGAGCGTGATGGTAAGTGCATCTGGATTGGTTATGTCTGGAGCCGAACGTATCAGAGCCAATCGAAGTCTGTCCAACTGTATGGTCAGAGCTTCGAGTACTACCCATCCCACCAACTTATCGATGCAGATACTGTATACACGACCGTCGAGCAGTTGGAAATCTTCAAAGGTCTTTGGAACCAGATGCAGGCTGTGCCCGGTCGGAATGTAAACATCAACATCCCGACTGTTGTGGCACCCACGTTGGTCCCGAAGAGCATCGACGTGAAAGCGACAGACTTCAAGTACTATAGCGAGATCATGTCAAGCCTCGCTGACACCGACAACGGTTTCGACTGGACCATCGATGTCACGAAGACTGGAAGTCAGTACATCAAGACGCTCCGTTACGTCTACCCAGTCATGGGTGCAACGGATTCCAGTCTGACGACTTTTGAGTATCCAGGCTCGATCCTGAACTACTACGCAACGGAGTCAATGGCTGACGCTGGAACGAACGTCTTCAGCCTCGGTGCGGGATCAGGTTCGGAGATGCTTGTTAGCGCGTTCGTCCACGCAGACATGCTCGCTTCTGGTTTTCCTCGTTGGGACTTTGTCGTATCTGCAAAGGACATTGACGACCAAGCCACCCTCGACCAGATTGGAGTTGTCGAGGGTGGTATCGCGAGACCACCACGTCTTGTCATCAAGCCGACATTCAAAGCGGAGAAGACGCCAGCTTTCGGAGACTGGGGTATGGGTGATGCTTGTCGTCTGGTGATTAAGGATCCAAGATTCCCTACCGGGATCGGATTCGACACACGCATCGTGAAGTGGGCTCTTCAACCCCAATCCGCAGAGAACACTGAGGAGTTCAACTTGATCTTTGCGGGAGATGAAGAGAATGCCTAAACCTCGTGGACGCTACCGCACAGACGACAACACCGACTTGCTCGACAAGATTGTACAGCTGGAAGAGCGTATCGAACGTATGGAGCGCACACCATCCATACCGTTCACCGCCATTGACAAAGGTGCGCTAACGATCAAGGACGGTAGCAACAGAACGATTATCGAGCTTGGAACGACTTCCGATGGTCGTGTTGGCCTTCGCATTAATGACACAGCCGGTGTCGCGCAAATTCGTTCTGGTCAGCTCGCTAGTAGCGGCTACGGTCTAGAAGTTATTGACCCTTCGACCAACGCTCTGGTAAACCTTGCTACGCTAGCATTTGGTATTCGTGGTGCTAACGTCGCTGCGACGGAGAGCATTACTGGTGGTGCCGGATCGTCGTACCGCGATCTCACGACGGTTGGGCCTTCTGTTGTCGTCAACGTCGGTACCTCAGGCAACTGCATCATCATGCTTGGCGCTGTAGTATCACCTGGCGGAGGTACTACGGCAATTATGGGTGTGGACATTGTTGGTCCTACGAGCCGATTTGCAGTTGCAGGTAGTGCATCTGACTTCGATGGTCTGTACCTCTTTTCGCCATCAGCACCCAACACTATCAGCGCGGCAATGAGCCGTGTGCAGTTGCAGACAGGCTTGGTGGCAGGCGAATACACAATCACCGCCAAGTATCGTATCGCAGGTGCCAACACCAGCTTCTGGTCGAACCGTAACGTTATCGCCATTCCATTCTAGAGACCCCCGGCCAGTCACTCGAACCTACCCTCCCGAGTGACTGGCCGGGTTCTATCTGGAGATATCTCCATAGCGCCTAGAGCGCGCTATTGAATTGCTCCCCAGGTCCTAGTAGTGGTTGCGAAGGACGGAAAGGTTCGAACAGCTCTACCATGTCGAGCTGAAACGCCATGTAGCGGAGCAGGTGTCTCATGGCATCCATGGCGTGACGCTGGCCAGGCTTCCAGAGGCCGACCTTCTTGATCTTCTCGTCCACCCAGAAGCCCTTGCCAAGACCGGCACCCTTGAACTCCATGGTAACCTGACCATTGTCTGGAAGTATCCAGCTGTACCAGAGCCTCAGAGCACCAATGACCTCGGCGGCGGTGTAGTCGATCTTGTCCCGATACCGTTCATCCATTCGGAAGTCGAAGGACTCGCCGATGATCCGAATGCGTCGGTTCTGGTTGAGAGCGACGATGCCATTCAGGAGTGCGATGAGAACGAGCAGTGGGTGGTCTTCGTTACATGGTCCGATCTGCTGAGTCTGGAACTGGTTCGGTCTGATCTTGCCAGGAGACTTAGTCCACCAAGCAAGGCCGGTGGTACCTCCGGGGTCGATGGCGATGATCACGCCAGGCGGGTTAGGAACCGTCGGCACTGGGTGGCGTCCTTCCTTCGAAACGAATCTCGACGTCGCGACCACGCTGCTTGCGAGTGGGCCTCTCGATGTAGGCACCTGGGGGCCTGTCGAAGAATGGACGATCATCGATCTGGTGATCGGTAACGACCTCAGCCCGAACACGATCAGGCTCGACAGCACCGAGGGGGATCCACGTGGCCGTCATGGCCATGAAGCCCACACGGGCACCGAATAGTTGCTTCAGAACTTCCTCGGCATCGTCGATGGCGATCTCGTGGATATCACCACGTTGCTGGTTAGGGGCGACCATGAAGCCGTAGAGCTCCTGAACGGTCAGGATCCTGAAGTTGGTAGGATTGATGTGTGGAACAACTTCTCGAAGCATAGCCCGAAGATGTTGTCGCCGTTCGTGATTGAGTACGGCAACCGCACGGTACTGCGGATCCTCCAGCAACCATCGTATTACTGCTGACGTCTTACCTGATCTGCGACCTCCGGTAACGACGATCATGCATCCATTCCTCTGCTCGTGGAGCGACGGCGCTCTGGGATGATCGGCATCACCTGTGTGCGCTCGCCGTGCGGATAGCCGCCCTCACCGAATGGGATGTCGTCGGGGTCGGTCTCCTCAACGACGGTGTGATGGAGATCCTTGCACTGGATGATCTTGACGGGCTGCTCCTGTGGTGCGTAGATGGATCTGATAGCGTTGATGGTCGTGAGCAGGACGGTGAGAGCTGCGGCAGTGATGATGATGCCGAGTACTAGTAGTTGAGATCCAGACATGTTAACGGTCAACCTCCAAATGCGGCTTCCTAGGCCCTGTGGGTATGTGACGTAGTTTCCATCGCTAGACTCTAAAGAGACGAAATCGTAGTGCTCTTGTCGTAGAGCTAGATTCCTCTTGTCTCTCTAATGTCTAAGCGAGTTAGGCGTTAGTTAGACATTCGTGCTAGCCTAGAGATTATCGTCTTCAATACCCAGTTCTGCCTGGACTCGAAGACGCTCTTCTAGCAGGTCACGTTCGGCAGCGAACTCAGCCAGTCGTGATTCCACAATCGCATGGCGACGACGTAGTGACGTCCGTCCGCGGAGACGAACGATGATGTTCTTGGGATCGAGATTGGTCCTGTCACCGTCCTTGAACGTGGCGTACTCGTTGTTAGTGAGCTTGCGTCCGAGCTTCTCTTCCGCCAATAGGCGATGAACAGTTTCCCAGCCATCTTCGGTCTTCCTGTAGCGGTAACCGTTCGGTGACACCCTCTCGGCACCTACATTTGCTACCTGTCCTCTAGCCACTACCACCCTCCGCTCGCGTGCCAGTCCTTGGTGCACTCGTCGCACTTGCCCTCACGCTGATGAGGACATGCGAACTCGATACTCCATTGCCGGACGAACCAGATGAGTCCGTCCATGATCTTATTCGCCATCTTCAGGAGGAAGAGGCTCATAATTCGCCCCAATTCTTGCCGAAGCTTACGTCGACTGGGAAGGGAAGGTAGTCCGTGAACTTTTGTCCCTCCTCGACCATAACTGAACGGAGTAGTTCTGCTACCTCGTCTCGGCGATCCTCCGCGCATTCAGCGACGAGAGCATCGTGGATAGTGAGCCGGAGGAAGCCAAGACCTCTAAGCATCGGACGCACACGAATGAGTGCCGATAGGCAGATGTCTGACGCTGTAGACTGCGGCAGATAAGACAGCGCCTCATTCATGACCTCCTTCTTGTTCTGATCGGTAATCAACCAGAAGCGTCGCCGGCGCCCAAACGGCGAGACTAACGGTTGACCACGCGCAACGGTGTGGCGGATATCTTCCTGCCATGCCATGACGCCAGGGAACAGTCCGAGGAACTCTCGGTACTGTCGCTCACCCTCAGATGCGGAGAGTCCGTACTCCTTGGCGATCGACCACGACTCGCGACCGTACGCGATGCCGTAGAAGAATGCCTTGGTACGGATGTACTCCTCCTTGTCCCACTTCTCTGCACCATATAGCTGGTCTGACAATTCGTTGAAGAACTTGTATCCTGGTGTCTGGTTGCTCAGGATTGCTCGTAGGTACTCATCCTGAGCAAGCGTCGCCATTACTCGGGCTTCGGCGTTGGCGTAGTCGCACTGGATAAGTACGTTCTCAGGTCGTGTGACGCTAAACTGCCGTCGGATCTCCTTATCACGAACAATGTTCTGCAGATTTGGGTTTCGAGATGCCAGCCGTCCGCTTGTTGTACCGTGGAGAAGGTAAGTAGTGTAAATACGTCCGCGGTATAGCCGTTTGCGGATTCCAGCAATGTATGTACTGTAGAGCTTGTGCTGGCGTCGGTACCGAAGAAGAACCCCGACAAAACTCCTTCGGGCAGATCCTTCAGGCAGACGCTCGAGCAGGGCGTGGAGTGTCGCTTCGTTCGTACTTGCAACTCTCACCCCTTGCGTTTCTAGGTACCGCTTCACCTGTAATGGTGAGCGCGGGTTGATGAACAAGATTGGACCATCGTCAAGGTGACCTGTCGATCCTTTGACGATAACATCCATTTCCGCTTCGATGGCAGTAAGCCGCGCCATGTACTGGTCGGAGAGTTCTGACATGTACTCCCGATCGATAGCAATGCCATTGAGCTCAAGGTACATGAGCTGGTTGGCAGCCTCGACGAGGAAGTCGTGCACACGCCTGACACCTTGCCGTTCCATCTCGGCGGTGAAGAGCTCCCAAAGGTCCCACGTACACGCCACGTCGAAGGCGTTGTACTTGTACAGTATGGGACGTGGGATATTAGCATAGTTACCACGGCGAGGTACGTACTTCTTGATCTCGTCGTCATACTTCGGCGCTCCTAGACGTTCGACGGCGAGAACCTTCAGGCCATGACCACCAGGTACCTCGTTGAGACAGTAACTCGCCAGCATGGTATCGCCCCAGAGCTCGAGGCTTCCAAGCTTCGGCCACAAGCCCGACATGTCGTACTTGCCGTTGTGCCCGATGAGCTTCTTCCGTCGGAACAAGCCCTGCATACACTTGAGCACTCTGTCATCAGCGATAGCCGCACCACCGATGACAACGACGTAGCCCTTAGCGTAACCGATGCCAACGCATAGGAGCTCGTAGTTATTCGGATGGTCGAAGGACTCGTCCTTGTCGAAGCCAGTCTCGATGTCCACGACGAGTGGTGTGTCGAGCTTGTCTAGTCGGTTGAGCACTTCAAGAGCTTGCTCAGGATCTTCGAACGCCCGCCACTTCGGCTCTACCCAAGTGGTTGTGGTAAGGTCCTTGAGCTTGCCAACGTCTCGAACGAGGGCCGGGAAAGCGTCAGCCGAACGGAGGCAGTACGCCGGATGCCACGTAGGGATAACGCGTATAGTATCCACACGCCCCGATCCGTCATCGAGAAGTCTTGAGGCGGACTTGGGGGGACCAACCCGAAGTGTGGTAATTGTCCCTGAATCACGAGCCAAAAGCGTTCCCGCCGTCCCGCCAAGAGCAAGGACGTCGGTCGCACCGAAGTCGAGGATCTCCCTCGCGAGACGAGGCGAACACGCAGCCACCGCATCTCGAGGAGGAGTTGCATTGCTTTCAGGACGACATAGGCAAACATTGGTGAGTAATACCTTCCTTCGGTCTATCCCGTGATGCTGCAGCACCTTGTTCAGGAGCTGACCGGACGGCCCCGTAAACGGTTTGCCGTATGCAGCTTCTGAAAGTCCAGGAGCTTCTCCGACAATGGCAATACGCTGTCCGGAACTTGTCTCAGGCGGCCCCTGTGGGTAACTGGAAGGCACGTACGGCGCGGCGCGCAGGGAACATGTGGAGCAATTAGCTCCGAGTGCTTCAGCTTTCACTGGCACCTGCCCATCGCAAGAATGTCCGAATGTTCCTTCGAAGCAATACCTCGTCGACTGGTTGGTACCGAGTGAAGTAGTCGTCGCGTCGTTTCGCGTCAGCATGAGTGGTAGACATGATCTTGCCTACCTCAGACACTTTGTACGGTTGTGCTGAGTCCATCGATCGGACGTAGTCGGGGAACACGATGCCATGCATCTCGGTTGGATATGCATGACTCAAGCCGAGCAAGTGTAGTTGGAAGCGACCGGGAAAAAGGTTCTGGATGATCTGAGCCATCTGAAGACGTGCTGGTGATTGTGCCTTGCGAACCTGAATCTTCGGGATGCCGATGGCGGTGATAGCATCAACGGTCGCGAATGCTCGAAGTAGTTCGATTCGCTCCGGGAGAGTTGTACCCTGGAGGACTGCCATGATGTTGTAGTCGGTGACATTCGGGACGTCGTGGAGGAAGTAGGATGTCAGCTCCCATGTCTTCGCGGCATCGTCGAGGACATCAGGAGCGACGATCTCGTGCGGTTGAATGACTGCTGCGAAGTCCATGAGTTGCTTGTTCGAAACAAGGTTGCCCTCAGCGCAACCGTTGTCGAGGATGACATAGTCACCACGCCGCCGTGCCTGGATGTACGTTTCCACGTACACCTGGTTGGCAACGAGCTCAGGAAACGGAAGGACGAGATGGAGATCACTGGCCAGCGCGGTCTTCTCGAGACCTCGTGGTGGGATGAGTGCGGCTCTCACTTGCCCTCCTTCGGCCTGGTGAACTCGCTTGCCTTGATGAAGCCGGTCTGGACGACAGGAGATTCGGTCGGAACCGCTCCGAGGATGGACTCCTGCAGCAGGCGTAGACGGATGTAGGTGTACCGGGCGTAGTTGGCAAGGTCGACGATCTCCTGCATCGCTTCCTCGAGCGTGTCGACGGTCAGGAACTTGCCGGCGCCATACTTTTCAGCGCCATGCTTATGCCGTGCCGTGCACTGCTCGTCGAATTCGTCGCTGAGACCCGAGATGAACGTAGCGAAGTCGACCGACTCCTCCGGGTCAAGTCCAGGCTCTGCCAGCTTTTCGAAGCCAGCAACCTTCGCATCTTGGAGGTCTTGTATCACTTCATCGCTGGTTGCAGTGTCCCAGGGAAGTGGTTCGGTACCGTCGTTGGGCATCAGTGACCTCCGCTGATCGTCGAGAGGAACTCCATCTTGGCCGTACGATCGTGGTCGCCGAACACACCACGCATCTCGGTCGTAGTCGTCTTCGCGCCGGGAACCTGAACACCGCGGATCGTCATGCACATGTGTTCGGCCTTGAGCATGACGGCGACACCACGAGGCTGAAGGTTCTCTTCCAGGAAGTCTGCGATCTGTCGTGTCAGCCGCTCTTGTGTCTGCAGCGACCTCGCGAAGTGATGGACGACTCGAGCGAACTTGCTTAGGCCGGCGATCAACTCCTTCGGGACGTAACCGATGTGAGCGACGCCGATGAATGGGATGACATGATGCGAGCAGAGCGACGTGAATGGGATGTCGCCGATCGTGATCATCTCGTCCATGCCATCGTTCGGGAATGTCTTCCATTTGATCGGAAGTGGTGTTGTAAGTTCGCGAAGCATGTTCACGAGTCGTTGTGGCGTATCTTGTCCGTGGATGTCGTTGATGTCAAGGCCCGCAGACGTCCGAAGTAGGACAGCTGCAGCTTCGAGAGCTTCCTTCCCGCTCTCATCTGGGAATCGGATCTTGTTCGGGGGGATAATCACCTGCTCGTCGAGCAACTTCGCGATACGCGGGGGCAACTCAAGGAGAAACTTCGAGTCATCTCCGGAGAAACCGTCTGGTAGATCGGTCATGACTGCCCCATTGGAACGTAGCTATCACGCGGGACCAGGACCTTCGTCTTCTTCCCGTTGCGCATCATGACGACTGCGATGGTAGTGTAGAGGCTCGCTGGTGTCTTCTTGTAGCGAGTGCCAAGGCGTGCAGTACCTTGACCGGTATGACGTGTGACGCCGATGCCCTTGCCGCGCATCACGGCTCGGTTCGGAAGAGTCTCCACCGGGAGCGGTTTCTGGCCGGCCTCGCGTAGTTCCGCCTTCTCGATCCTGTTGAGCAGCTTCTCGATGAGTGCTTTGCCCCGAATCCGCTGCCGCTTGTCTTTACGTTGTGGCATTACTTCCCCCTTACGTCCTTCCAGAGAAGGATGTGTGAACGGAACGTTAGGCCGAAGCCCAACTTGATGGCCTCGTCCACGACGTCTCGTGCGACATTGATGTTGTCGTCGATAGTCACACCTTCTGGCATGACCATCACACGGGATGGTCGGATGTAGTACTCCTTGACTAGCTGTTCGATCTCGACCAAGTCGAGGGTGGTCTTGATGACGAACTTGAACCAGGCCTTGTAGTTGCCGGCGAAGAACTTGAGCACTTCCGGCTTGATTCGCTTCGACTCGACGTTGCCACTGTGCGCGAGCTTCGGCGAGACGTTGTACTGCGAGACGAGATCGTCCAAGCTCGTACTCGGCTTGAGTGTACCTGCTGTCTCGATGTGGACGTCGTGACCGTACTGACGAAGCATAGCTGTCAGGACGATCAGGTCGTTCTGCTGCATGAGCGGCTCGCCACCAGATATGACGACCATCGTCGGCATGATACGCATTGGCCAGAGTTTGCAGAGCTCCTCGATGACCATAGCTGCCGTCATGTCACGGGTGTTCTCGTCCCGATCGTACACTACTGGGACAATGAGCTTCGCTGCCTTCTCAGGTGTGTATGCCCAAGTGTATGGTGTGTCACACCAGGTACACTCGAGGTTGCAGAGGGCCAGTCGAACGAAGAGGCAGTGCCGCCCTGCAGCGGCACCTTCGCCTTGAATAGTAGGTCCGAAGATTTCAGAGATTTTCACAGGAAGCTCCGTTCGAGTTGGTCTCCTGCACCTGAACTTCGAGCTGGAGGCCTGGCCACTCGATTACGGCCCATGCGAGGATCCAGTTGGCAATGTTCTCGGTTGTAGGGTCCCCGTCCCACTTCATGAGACCGGGCAAAGTCTGCCAGTCATCACTGATGTCGATAGCGCCACCATGTAGCTCCGATATGA